CCCGACCCAATGGATGCTTCCTGACCGTTGATCATCCCCGAGTCGAGCAGCTCACCGAATCGCTCGACACACCGGCCGGCGGGGTGCAGCATAAGGGCGGATAATCTTCTTTTCTCTGACGCTACCAGCTCCGGCTCACGGGAGCGGATCACCTGGATGGTGTGATCAGAGACCCGGAACGCGCGCATGATTGATCGGACCGGCATCCCGGACGCGAGCGCTTCGACGATGGAGCGGTAGCGGTCTTGGTTTCGTGCCACCCGCTCCGCGGTGAATCGATGCTCCTGGACATCGCGCGGGAGGAGCAATTCCAAACCGGCGGGCAGTTCCCGTGGATCGAATAGCTCGCTTTGCTCTTGCTGTTGGAGGAGGGATTCCATGAAAATCAAAAAATCAGGCAGCGACGGTGTCCACGACCTTCATTGCGGATTCCAAGTCGGACCGGAGAATGCGCACCGAGCCGGCGAACATTCGTTTGGGCAACCGACCGGCGGCCAGGGCATTATTGATCGACGAAAGAGACACCTGCAAAAAAGCCGCGGCCTGGTGGCGTGTTAGATATGGGCAAGCAACCTGATCCCTCGCCTGGGCCTGCTGCTCGAGGGCCGCAACGCGTTCATCGAGGGTTTTCACGCCATCCTCCGGATCGCGCGGTGAAAAACGAGCCAGCAGGCCAGCCGGTGGCCGCGGCGGTTGCGGTGGGGAAATAGGACGCGGAAGAGTCGGGCGATGGTTTTCATGCTTGATTATTGGGTTTAAGTTTGCTTTAATGACGAAATGAAGACTTCACCGGACTTGATGGGCTACTGGGTTTTGCTTTGGAGTGAGAACCAGCAGGCTTTTCACGTTTAGACCGTCCAGGAAATGATTCACCATAACTGGGATTCGTATTTTCATCGGTGGAACGCGGGGAATTCTGATTGGATACTTGTTGGGCTGCAATATACTCCCGAAGAGCTTGAGCACACGCGCCGATGGCTCGAAGCGGAATTGGACCGTCCGGCTCTAGAATAATCGTGATCTTCATTTGACATCCTGTTCACCGGCGGTTTGGGGACAGCCCGGGCGCGCGCAATCAACAGGATGCTGATCGGATTCCAAATCTCGGCGGATCAGGCTCTGCACGTAATTACTGAAACTCCGCGTTTGATTCATAAGCCGCCGCTGAACCGGCTCCATGTATTCTTGTCGAATCGAAATAGTTTTCCTAACGATGTTGGTCATACTTCTTAGCTAAAAGTAGCAAATGTTCGGACGCTGTCAAATGCTATTTGAAATTTTATTTGACCACGGAACACTAAGTAGTATCTTGTAAGACCTGGTATGAAAAGAAAACCCGTTTACGACCGGTCGGTGAAAATATCCATTTCACTGCCGCTAATGCTTCTCGACAGGGCGCAGAGCCGACGCAAGGACCTTCTATTGAGCGCTCTTTCAGACTACTTCCAATTATTGGTTAGGCGCGATACGCGGAACGAACCAGCAGCAATATGCCAACCATAAAGAAATCAATTTCGCTTCCTGAAGCGTTGTTCAACGAGGTCGTAAAACGTCGATTAGGAGACTTCAAAGCCGGAAATTTCTCTCATTACGTGCAGGATTTAATTAAGAGAGATATTGTTCGTGCCACCCCTCCTGATTCAGGTGATCAGCTCAACGAATCCCCAAGGGAGAATCGACGCGGCTTCATCAAAAGGTAATCCATGGAACGCACTATTTTATCACTTTTCCATCTGCTGATCCTTGGAATTCTGGGCGGCTGCGCCACGGCGCCAAAGAACGCGTCGCTGGTGGATGGTCCCGAGGATGTGCCATCCGCGCAGGAATCGCTCGCCGGGCGGTTGGACAAGATCCAGCCCGGCACGAGCCTGGCTGATTTTCGCGCGGCCTTTCCCGATTCATATGTGCGCGCTCAACGTGGATCACAAACCGCTTACGAGATTGTACGTGTCCAAAAGTTCGTCACCCAGCAGGACATCAACCGTCAAAACTTCTGGGTGGGCTTTGGTAGCCCGCAGGCCCGATCAGTGCGTCAAACGCTGTGGTTTTATTTCTACCAGGACGTGCTGGTACAGTGGGGGCAACCCAACGACTGGCCGCCAGCCCCTGACAAAATCATCGAAATTAGACAACGCTAATGAAACCCCTCGGGCAATGCCTGTATGAACACCACGGACGGCTTTATGGTGACTTCACCGTTCGCGGCCGGCGGACCAAGCGGCGGCTGGACGCGATTGGGATCCGGGCCGCTCGCGAGGAAATCGCGCGCAAGAAAAGCGAGCACCGGCGCGCGCGCAGCGGGGTGTGTCCCGATCCGTTTGCTGCACCGGTAACCATCGCTCGGCTGATCGAGCATTACCGCGCCGCCGGGTGCCCCGATCGGCGCCGTCAACCGCGCACTGGGGCGGCTCTCCGAGAATGTCTGCGACACCTGGACACTCTCACCCCATTCTGGGGTTCCATGGAACCCGACCAAATCACGATGGGAGCCTGCGACCGCTACCACGACATCCGCGTCGGACAGGTGAGCCGCGGCAGCGGACACTGCACGGTCCGCATTGAACTCTGCACGTTGTCCGGTCTGCTGACGTGGGCCGCGCGATCCGAGTATTGTCGCTTCAACCCAATCGCAACCGGTCGACCGAGCTATTACTCGAGCACGACAGCTCGACATTGCGAGTCTGTACAACCCGAGTCTGACGAGGAGCTTCACACCCTCGGGATTCACATCGGGGAGGATCCGCGCGGAGAGGTCTTAATGTTTCAACTCATGCTCGAGGCGTTGACGGGCTGCCGGACCAGCGAGATCCTGCGGCTACGGTGGGACGCGATTAAATTAGGTCCTGTTGGTCAACCCGGTTACCTGGACGATACCAGTCTGTACGTGCAGCGGTCCAAAAGCGGTGATTTCAATTACGTGCTACTCGACACAACACCCGGCAATTCACCCCTGCGCGAACTCCTCATCGCTCTGCGAGCCTGGCACGACGATCGGTTCCCGACCAGCCCGTGGTATCTCCCGGGGCGCAATCCCCAGGAGCCCGTGGACCAGCACAGCCTGGGCCACGCGCTCAGTCGCGCATGTCCCGTGCTGGGTCTCCCACATCGCACCAGCCACGGGTTGCGGGCGTTTCACGTCCGCGCGCTGCGCTCGCTCGGGATAGACGATTCGGAGATCGCGAAACGGCTAGGACAGCGCTCCGGCGTTGGGCTGGTAGAGCGCGTCTACGGCCGCAGCGAACCCGGATGGTTCGGCTGTGGAAAGATCGATTTCCGGCCCGATCCTGCGGGCGACATCCCCTGCGCTTGGTCGAAATGGTTGACCACCGATACAAAACCCGTTCCCATTCCGATATCCGCGTGATTTTGTATCACCATGTGTATCATTCGGAGTGCATTTGAATGGATTCCGGCGCTTCAACATAAACTTACTAAAGCTTCGTAACACCTTGATCAGCAGGATATACTACCACAGGACACTGCTGTAAACCTGAGTGAACAACCTATCCTAGCTGCCTACGGATCAGAATGTTGGAGGTTCAAGTCCTTCCGGATGCGCCACTAACAGAAGTTCAAAATGGTCTTGTATCGTCCCTTGTATCATTATTCGATAGGGATCCTCGAAAATAATTACAACTCAATTTGGTTGATCTGCAACGACTTGAGACATTTCTCTAGTTTGTGTATTGACACAATGTCGGGGATGTGAGAGATTGCGCATGTTCACAACGAACAACCCACCGGGGGGAACCCGGAAACTCGAAAGAGAAAACAAAAATGAGCGCAGACATCTATCGGACGAAAGTAATCATCGGAACAGAACAAAACGGGGTGTTGGCCGGCAAGCCGGTCATCATCGTGAAAGATGGCGTTCAAACTCCTGCACGGGAAATATCTCACCATGAAGTCCTGTGCGAGCAGGACACGTCCTACAACGGACACGTCCTGGATTGTACGCGCGTCTATGAGACGCCATACGGACTGGTGGAGAGGTCCTACTGGGCGCGTGGCGCGGGATTGGAGCGGAGCGGGACAGACTACAGGATAATCCCGGCGACGGAAATCGCGGAGGCGCAAAGGCTGGCGTCCGAGACGGCGGCTAAGGCGCAAGCGGCGGCGGAAGAACTGAGGCGGCTGCAACCAGCGGCGTGCTGAGTTCGCCCAACGACAAGCTCACACACGGAGGCCCGACCCAATGACTATAGAATCCACTGAAACGCTCGCCGGGCCTCCGTTGTGTGCAGCGACTGGTTCGGCAGTTGTGGCGCATCAATCGCAGCTTCCGCCTGCCCTGAACAAATTCCAATGCCGAGCAACTTGCCGTGGCTGGCGACGATCCTGCTGCCGGCTATGGCCGTCCAGCGGCCAGAAGAATTGCGCTGGATTGGCGCTTTCGAGCGGGTGTTTGCGGAAGCTATCCTCAATTCACACCACTAAAATGGACTCCAAACCACAAATGGGCCGGCCGCCGATGCCCGCAGAGGAGCGCGCTGACTCGCAGATTCAACTCAGGGTGACGCGCCGGCGCAAGTCCGCGTATGTGCGGGCCGCGGTCGCGCGGAAACAGACGCTGGCGGGTTGGTGCTTCACGGCACTCGACCGCGAAAGCGGTTATAGACCGGATCCCTAACGCGCCTTCTCAAACGGTTTACTGGCGGCATCGAGGGTGGCGTTGTTGTTTGACGTTTTGGCGCCTGCTTCGCGCTGGATGCGCCAGGTTTCATGGATAGGCGTGTAAATCTGGTTGTACCAGATCCTTAGCAATTGGTAGCGCTCCATTTGGTCCGGCGTTTTGTTCTGTTCGTTGATGTTGCGCAGCATCGAATACTCGGCCAGCAGGCCGCGGACGTTGTCCGGCAGGCTGAGCCGGTGCTGGGCCTGGGCGCTTTGGTCGGCCCGTTCCACCGCGCGTTGTTGTTCGCGATAACCCTGGTCGGTGATTTTGATGAACCGATGGGCGGCCGGGATCATGTTCAGGGTCACCTGCGCAGTGCTTTGCTTATAGGGATCGAACCGGACAATATCCTGCAGGCCGGACTGGTTATAGGTCCAGATCAGCATGGGTTTCAAGCTGTCCCAACCGCCGGCGGAGAACGCGTCATCCGGGATTATCGGACGTCCACGGAAACTATCGACCGGGTTTTGACCGGACAGATATTGCTGCCAGTTCCACGGGATATCGATCGCCGGATTTAACGTGGGGAACTGGCCGGCGCCGAACGCAAACGCCTGGCTGAATCCCTGGGGATTTCCCGCCGCCAAACCAATGGCTTTATAGAGGAGGCCGCTCAGCAGTCGGGACGGTTCATCGCGCGGCACGCGCATGCCAACTGTCCGCGATCCGAAATCCCCACCCATTGAATAGCCCAGCGGGATCACGGTGTAGTTAGTTTTGTCGTATTCGCTGAACCCGTCGTAAAGTTTCTTGAGCGCGGCACCCAACAGCCCGGCGCCGGCCAGGCCCATGAACATAGTCGCCATACCATCGAATGCCGCCCAGCGAAACCACCAGCCCGAGGCTGTCTTGGGGTTGGTGGCCAGGGCTGCATCCGCGCGATACCCCTGGACGAAAACATTCCAAAACGGCACCAGCGGCCTGATCAGCACGACGTTGCGGCCACGGGTCCGGACGTTGGGCGTTCCGACGTAATTTCGGACGATGGCCGCGGCCTCGCGCGGTCCCATTTCCCGGCGCAGGATGCGATACGCCGACAATTTCGGGAGGCTCTCGATCAGGTTTCCCGCGAAGCGTAGCGGTCCGAGAATTTTGGCGACCGTCCTTCCCGCGACGCCCGGCGGATTCGTTTCCGGCAGCAGTTTGTAGCGGGTCAGGAGGTTATGGAGGTAATCGTCACGATCGATCAGGCCGTAGGATGCGGCTTTCTCGGGCAGACCGACGGCAAAATTGGCCACCATTTCCTGGACCAGCGGATCTTTGGAACCGCGCAACCGGCGGATGCCAGCCGCCATGACCGCGGCATAGCCTTCTGCCAGGGCGGGGCCGCCTGGGCCGGTAATCCCGCGCAGGGCGCCCAGATTGCGCCTGGTGCGTGAGAAGTCGCGCTTGACGTTTGCGACCTGGAATGCGGAATTGAAGGTAATCCACATCGGATAGAACAGTTTACGGAATGTCCAATCCAGAGGCCGCAGAATCTTCTCGAGGCCGCTCGGGGTTAAGCGCTCGAATGCCTGGGCGATCAGGGGGTCCACGTAGTGGAAAGTCGGCGCACCATTTTCCAGGACCGTTAGAATCCCGTGATCGGGATGCTTCTTTGGCTCATGATGTTTGCCTGTCCAATAGGTTTCCGCCGGTTTGATCTCACCCGGGAAATGTTCCTGAAGCAGGCTGATCAAGCTGCGTTTGCTGCGCTGGACCGCGTTCAGGTTATTCAAGGCGATGGTTTTTAGCAGCGTCGCGGTAAACGGATTCGCCACTTCCTTGAGCGTGCCGATCTGCTGTTTGATCCCCGCCGGGATGTAGTCCTCGAGGTAATCGAGCACCGCGAACGTGGCGTAGAAATATTTGTTCGGGACGATGGTTGTCTCGAACGTCTCCCGGTTGTAGCTCCCCACCTGGACGGCTTGCTCGACGACCCGGAAGATTTCGTCATGGAAACGCCGCGCGGCCTCCTCGAGGATGGTCATCTTGGGCAGCCCGAGGTCCAACCGCATCTTGAGCAATTGGTATCGGGCCGCTTTGGCATCGAGCCCCAATGGATTGGCCATAGCCGATCGCTCGTGCCGGATGCGTTGCAGCAGCATATATTCGCCGAGTTCAGGTAGGGAGATTCCCGATGCCTCGACCGGCTGGACAACCTTCTCGAATATTCGGCCTACCAGGAGCGCGTTGGCGTTCTCGGTCATGTCCTCTTCCTGGAAGAAATTCCGGGGATCCTTGGCCGGCGCCACCGTTTCACCGGTGCGCAACTCGAGTTCCTTCACCTTGTCAACCGCGGACGCCCGATGGTCGAACACGGCTTGCTTGAGTTCGAGCCAGTAACCTTTCCACGATCGCCGGCGCAGGTCGCGCTCGGCGGCCTTCCGCCGCATGATTTCTTCGCCTTTGACGAACATGGCTTCGGTATCGGCGCGGCGCTGCTCGATGACCGGTATCCGACCGCGGGACAGGAAATCCTGGAGATCGAACAGGGTTTGCTTCACCTCGGGTTTGCGGTCGAGGTATTCCCAAAACATCTTATAGAACAGGGGTGCCTGCTCCTCGAGCAGGCCCGGCGAGTTGAGCATCACCGACAACGCATCGGCATAGAGTTCCTTCGAGGATTCCCGATACTTCACGAACCCAGGAGATGCGGTGGCCGGATCGTAGGGATGCCAGAACTGGCTCAGCGCCGACAACTCGGCCTGCACCTCCTCCCGAGTCACCAGGCCGCGCGCGGCCAGTTCCTCGGTGATCATTTCACCGTATTGGTGACTGACCTCGCTCTGCCAGGCCGCTAAGTCCCCTTCTTCGTCTTTTGGCGGACGCGGTCCAACTTTCTGTTCCGCCTTGCGCCGTATGCGGACTCGGTCCCGCGGTGTCAGGCATTTTGTAAAGTCCAGGGGCCCCTTCAAGGGCAAGGTCGTCACGAGGAAATTCCGCAGGGTAGCGATCCGGCCGAGGATATTGCCCCGGTTCATGGTTTTATCCGGCAAGTACTCGTCGAGCTGGCCCAACTCGTGCGCCAAGACCTTGGCCGCATCCTCGGGATTTGCGAACGCAGCCGGATTCAACTTGATGGACACCTCGCCCGCCGCCGTGTGGTAGAACGCGCCGAGCGCCGACGGGAACCGCTTCAAGCCGGGGATCGCCCCGGTCAGTTGTTTGGCCATCTTCACCAACTCGGGCATCTCGACCGGGCGAACGTGGTCCATGCCACCCATCTGGACCGGTGTCGATCCGGGCTTGCCCGGCACATCGGCGAATTGGGCAGTCAAGGCCGGCGTGCTGGTGAACGGAGGATTCTCGGCGATCATCATGGCTCCTCTAAGACCATGCTTTAGCCCCATCCAGTAATTGTCCCAATTCATTTGGGGCGTGTACCGGGTCTGGTTATAGACGCTCCGCAGCACATCGTTGCCCTCATCGATGATCAGGTCATGCAAAACACCGGCTTGCACCAGCTTTGTTCCTACGTTCCATGCATCACCCGTTCTCGATCCCTTATAATAAGCCAGAACGTGATGGGCGCCGAGAGTAAGGGCGTGCCGGCGCAATTGCTGCATGGCCTTATTCATGTCCATGGACAATGGAACATCAGCCAATGCCCGCACTTTGAGTCGGGACGATATAAAGAGCAGGCTCACGTGGTCTTCACCTGCAAAAATTTCCTTGCCGATGTTGGCCACACTTTTCTCCATTTGCTCCCGGTCAATTTCCCGATTGAGATGCTTGCCGTGTTTCTGGCCAGGCACGGGGGTTAGCAACAAATCGCTGGTGGGATGATCGTAAACCTGTCCTCGGTGAGTTTGTCCCTGGGCATCGATGTAGCTGTACGTGTTGCCTTCGAGGATCACATGCCCCCAGAATCCACCGAGAGGCACACCCTTAACGTAGTCAGCAAACGGATGCTCTCCCCGGGCGAGCACGCGTATAAGATGCGCATTCGTCTTGAGATCTGGATCCGATGGAGTCGGATCACCGCTGGGGTGATTATGCACCAGGCCATAACCGTTGGCGCCAGTGGCCCGAACCATGTCACATAAATTGCGCCAGGCGGAATGATCTAAATTATCCAGATATGTCTGTCCGGGTCGTTTGGCGGTGATTGAAACAACACCGACGATGTCCATGTCCTTGGTCAGAGCATAGCGGAAAACCTCGAACGAAGTATTGCGGAACGGTTGGAAGAGAAGAGCGGCTTGCTGTAGATTTTCGACCTTGCGGCCGACAATATCCAACCCATCGCCCATTAACGCGCGGCGGACCGCCTTGGCGTAGACGTCGATTTGTACACTGGGATTTCCATGTACCCCAGGCCGTCCGGCGTCATTTTCTCCACCCAACCGGGATGGTTTGATCGCCGCGACGGCTTGCAGAAACTCAAATTCGACTTGGCGCGGGTCTTTGTAGTGGCTCTTTTCATTGATGGCTCCGGTGTCACTTACATTACTCCCCGACGGCGGTTTGTCAAACATGGCCAGTTGGCCGCCGGTCTCCTCGGGCGTGGATCGGAACATATCCGACTGGGTCTTGAGATCCGGCGCTACCAGCCGTTGTTTCTGTTTGGCCAGCATATCGCGCCGCTGCCACTCGATGTCCGCTTGTTCCTGCTGGACCTGCTGTTCGTTATAGAACCCCATGAAACGCTGGCCGAGGGCCGCTTCGATCTGGTCCATCTCCACGGCCTCGGCGTGCGTCAATTTGCGTGTGGCCTTTTCCCGGGTCAGTTTGTTCAGGCGCACCACGCGCGGATCCGGCGCGACTTTCACCCGGCCGTAGCCGGGCGCATCCTCCTGGATGACCAGGTTGTCACCGACTTTGGCGCGCACATAATCACGGATGGCCTGGGCAACCGTCCGTGTCTCGCCGAGGAGATCGGTCCCCTTTTCGACCGATTTAACGCTCCGGCTCAAACCATCCATGAAATCGCGGAAGTTCCGGATGGTCTCCTCGTAATCCACCTTGCGCTCACCCCGTTTGTTTGGCGGCAGCATCTCGACCTGGCCACTCAGCGCCAGGGCAATGTTGCGGGCCAGCTTGCCTTCCTCGCTCTCGAACTCCCCTTGGCGATATACTTGTTCGAGCACCCCGCTGATCTTCTGCGTCGGCACCGCGGCTTGATAGGAAGCCACCCGGTTGACCATTTCCGCAAAGGCCCGAGCCAGCGAGGTTTCGCCCTTGGCCCGCAACTGGGTGGCCAGGGGAACGCCCGAGTCGATCAGGCCGCGGATGGTTTCGCTTGTCTTTGGGTCCTGGCGATACTCGGTCAAGGCGCCGTTCTGATAGGCGGCGGTGATCAGCAATCGCTGAACGTAATTGGTGACCTGGTCGGTGTTGGCGAGAATCTGGGTGCGGGTATTGCGGTCCAGGGTGCCGTTGGCAATCAGTCCTTCGACCCACTGCCGCATGTTGGCGGAGGTGTCGTCGGTGCGGATCTTTTCCAGGGCAGCAATATCGACTTTGCGAGCGTCATTAGCAGCCATCGCCGTCGTGTTCTCGACAAGCCCTGGTGACGGGTTAAGTAAATCAACAGTTCGATTTGCACTTTCAAGGCCCGCGGGCGTCGAAAAGTCCGATACAGGGAGAAGTCGTGCGAGGAGATAGCCACCAGCAGGGCGTCGAGGTAATCCGTAAATTTCCGCTTCTTCATCGGCTGCCTGGTCAAAGGTTGCACGTTGTTCCGGGGTTAATCGTTCGATGATCTGCCGGCGACCGTTCCCGCCCTGAACCGCAAAGTTATCCGGGTCATAAGCGGTCGCGATCACCGGTCCCAGGGACGCACTGCGCGAGTTGGTCAGGTATTCGTAGGGATCAAAATTCCGCTGACCCTCGAGCACCTTGATTTGTTCGGCCTGACTGCCAGCGTAGTCCCGGGTGTTCTTCAAAGGGTAAGCCGGATTGGCGTGAAAATCAACTCCCGTATGCGACGCCTGCAAACGCGCGTCGGGCACCCAGGCATATACCCCCTCGATGTTCTGGTTGTTGGCACCCTTGACAATTGTGGGGGCGCCCAGGATGACCGACGGATCCTCGGGTTTGGCCAGAAACCTCGACCGCTCGGCTGCGGTCCACCCATTGGCCAACACCGGCGGCAAGGCTGGTTCCGGCGGTGGGCTGGCCGGCATTGGCGGTGCCGCCACGGGCGCCACTGAAGCAACGGACGGCGTGGACTCAGCCGGCGGCAGCTCCTTCCGCGGAGTCGGTTCTCCTCGGCGGGACTCGTGGGTCTCCATTTGTATGGGGAATTCCCCGCGGGCAACCTTCGCCAACAGAGCCCGCCGCGTCGCACTGCTACCCGCCGCATTGATCTCTTTCGCCCCCAACAAGGAAATCCCTAAATTGGCAATGACGCTCTCCGTCAACGCCTTGGCCGGATCATCGCTGGACAGGACCCCTGGGGTTTGCAGGCCGAGCAAGAACAGGTTATCAGCCAACAAACCTCCACCAACCTCGAGCGCCTTTATCACGCTTTTCTTTTCGAGCGTCGGGAATCGCTTCACGACTTCGATAGAGTACTGGCCGGGATTCTCGGCCAATCTTCGGCGCACAATTTCCGTGCTCTGCAATTTCTTGGCGAGAACGTCCCCGACCAACCGACGCCCCATCTTATCCACGATCGGCAAACCAAGCGCAGCCGCCAGGCCGACCGGGTCAATGTCGCCCTCGGGTGTAAAACCCATCACCAAGGCGGCTGCCGCCGCCGGCGGTAAACCGGCCATGGCCAAGCCCGCGGCCGCGCCCAGGTAAGGAACGGCACCCACGGTGCTCAATGCCACCTGGCCGGCCAGGCCCGCGGCGCCGCCGGCTTCGCGCACCGCCGTCTGGACCGGTAACGGTTCGTCGGGGTTCTCGGCGAACGCCCGCAAATTCTCGACCGGGGATCCCTCGGCGGGGATCTCCGCGCCAGCCACATCGCCCGGCACCCGGTAATAACTCAGGGCATTGGACAAGACATCGCCGAAGGCTGCCTGCGTCACCTTCCCACTTCGATACATGGCTGGTCCCACCACCTGACCAGCTCGATGCAAAGTTTGGCCCACCACTGATCCGATGATGTCCAAGGGCGTGGTGTCAGCCAGCGGCGCCACTCCGGGCGACGGCTGTTTACGGGCCGCATCCCGGCGGATACCCGCCTCGAGGTTCTGCCGTTCCTGGTCGATGAACGCCGCGCCAGCCCGGTCACCGGGTGTCGAGTTATCGCGATTCGCCGGCAGAGGCTGATCGGCGTAGATCGGTTCGAGTGATTCCGGTTTAAGGTAGGAATTATATTGCCGGGCGAACTCGGCATCCTGGAAGAACGCAGGCGCCCGGTCGCCGATATAGCGCGTCAACTCCTCATCCGGAACCTCCTTAAAATTCGGATCCTGTTGGCGGACCCATTCGAGAACTTGGCTCATTAGCGGGTCGCTTTCCAGTTCTGGAAGTCATTGAAATTGAGGCCGCTGGCCGGTTTTGGCCCGGCCGGTTGCGTTCCGACCGGATTCCTGACCGATGGTTGCACGGCCATACCCGGATAAACACCATTCAGCTTGGACGATAACAGGTAATCGGTGTAACCTTTTGGGGTCAACCGCCCCTCGGCGTCGGTCTCGAATTGGGATAGATCGGGGGCGCCCTTGTGCAAAGCGGCCACCCTGGCCCGGATGATCAGAATGTCCTTGGCCAACTTAGGATCCTGCACCGTGGCCAAGTTGCGGTCGAACTCAGCCGGATCGGCGGTGGTTATCCACGGATAATCCATTGCCAGGTCGGCTGGAACTTTGATGTCTGCATTTCGAATCACCGTACCGCTGCCGCGCGAGAGCGCGACAAACTTATGGCCTTGGACGCCGGGTATATCGCTGGCCGTGCCCGGTACCAGCCCACTCTTTGAATCGCCGTAGCGCATCAGGCTTTCGATCAGGTTATCGTATTCCCTTGTTCCCAAGAGACCGGTGCCAGAGCCTATCTCCATCAACTTATTCATCCGTTCTTCCGGCGTCCTAGGGATGCCAGCGTCTGACCAGATTTTGTATGCCTTGTTGGCGGTATCCAATCCACGCGCCAGGTCATTGGCCCGCGTCTGGTACGCCTCGGAGGCATTAGCTGATGCTTCATACGACCCAATCTGCGCCGCCGTCAGATCTTGCTTGCGCCGCTCATCGGCCTGGCCGCGTTTGTAGCCCATGGCTTGTAACACACCCCCGGCGAGGTTGGTCCGATCCCGAGCGCTGAGGGACTGGTAATCCTCGGGCGGCATTCCCAAACCCTGTAACAGTTCGGGATTCACCTTGAAGACCATGTCCGAAATCTTGGCATTATCCAGGACGCGCTGTTTCTCGGCCTGGTGCTCTTCGATGTTCTTGGCGGCGCCCTGGCCAAGGTTCTGCAAGCCCTGGAACAAATACTGATCTCCGCGATAGTCTGCCATAATTGTCCTTTCTAAAACACTTGACCGGACATTCCGCCGTACATGGCGAACGGATCCGAACCGTAATCGACGAAGGATGATCCGCCATCTTGAATCCCGAAAGTGGTGGTCGGCATGGACGGGGTTCCGGCGCTGTTGGTTCCGTACTTGCCCAAGGCGCCCGTGATGCTGCCCAGCGCGCTCAAACCGCCTCCGATGCCCGCCATCCGGGTGTTGTATGCGGCCATAGACGCCTGTTGTTGCGCCGAGTAATTCTGCGAGTTGAGGTTCTGTCCGTACTGGGAGAACGGATCGAACAGTTGCGGCGTGGTGCTCGAGGCCGATTGCCCCTGGGCGCCGTAACTCTGCGGACCGGAGGTGGTCGAAGGCCGGCCCAGGATTTGCAAGAACGGATCGCCGTACGCCTGGCCGCGCTGGTTCACCACGCTCGAGGCAAAAGTCCGCCGTTGGTTGCGCAGGTTCTGACCGAACTGGCCCGTAGCCAATACCTCTTGGAACACATCGGTGGGGCTGTAGCCGAATCCGCGCGCCGACTGGCCGGAGCGCACGCTCTGCTGGATCAATCGCGACATGCTCGGATCCAGATTGGTGCCGAGACTCAATTCGTCCTGGGCCTGGCTGGTCAAACTGTCGAGAAGCGCCGCCCGGGCCGGATCCACCGAGCGCATGGCCGCCATGGCCTCTGGCCCGAGCCGGGTCACATCGGCGATATCGGAGGTCCTCTGTGCCCCTTGGGTCGCCGCCTGCATGCGACTTTGAGCCGGTGTCACGTAATTCTCATACAGGTCCAGGAGCCCCTTGCCATTTGCATCTCCCAGCAATGACTGGCGGGTCAACTGGCTCTGGAGGGCCGTGTATTTTGGCCGATACTCGGCTTCGGATTTGTACACGTCGGGCGCCGCTCGAATTTGCGCCATTAACGTGTC